AAGATGAACTCGCGAACGCATTTGAGAAAGACTTTAATCATTTTTTGACGGTCACAGCAAGTGAATATTATCCAGATACTGATCGTATGTTTCTCCTTCTTGGCTTTGGCGGAACAACCTTCAAGAAGGTCTATAAGTGCCCTCTCCGCAATCGTCCGGTATCTGAAACGGTTGATGCCGACGATCTGATCGTCAACAATTCAGCGACCGATTTGATGTCCGCACGTCGCGTGACACATCGGGTGTATCTGAAGCCGAGCACCGTCAAGCGTCTCCAAATCCTCGGAGTCTATTCGGATGTTAAACTTGAGACCCCGGCGTCGGCCACACTTGATTCCGCTCAAGAAGAAAAGAAGGCACAACAAGGCGTCAGCACATACGTCCAAAATGCTGATGATCGCTCACGGGAAATCTATGAAATTTACACCGAACTGGACATTCCCGGTTACGAGCACAAGCACAAGGGCAAGGCGTCCGGACTCGAAATCCCGTATCGGGTCACCATCGATGTCAGCAGCCGCCAGGTTCTCAGCATTGTTCGGAATTTCAAGCCTGAGACGAAAGACCTCCCTGAGCAGAAAAAGACATTCGTCAAATACACGTATGTCCCTGGCTTCGGTTTCTACGACATCGGTCTTCTCCACATTCTTGGCAATACTACGAATGCTCTGACCGCCTCGACCCGTGAACTTCTCGATGCCGGCATGTATGCCAACTTCCCTGGCTTCTTGCTGAGCAAATCCGGCGCACGTCAGCAAACGACCGTGTTCCGTATTCCTCCTGGAGGGTCCGCAACTGTCGACACTAATGGCATGCCGATCCAGCAAGCGATCATGCCGCTGCCCTATAAGGAGCCTTCCTCGGCTCTAATGCAGCTGACAGAGAACCTTTCCCAGAAGGGGCAGCGGGTTGGTGGTGTCAGCGAACTGCAAGTCGGCGAGGGACGCGCGAACGCACCTGTCGGCACCACCCTGGCCCTGATTGAGCAGGCAACTCAGGTCCTCAACTCTGTCCATAAGCGCATGCACTCCTCGCAAAGTGAGGAATTGCAACTCCTTGTTGACTGCTTCCGCGAAAATCCGGAGACATTCTGGGAGCGCAACAAAGACCCAGCTTGGGATTGGGATGTCGAAACGTTCTACAAGGCTATCAACACTTATTCTCTGGTCCCGCAGAGCGATCCTAACACCGCTTCGCACGGTCAGCGCGTCGCAAAAGTGATGGCTCTGAAGCAGCTTCAGGCTGCAAATCCTGGCGATTATGATAGCATCGCTGTCGATCGTGTCGCTATGCGCACTATCGGCTGGTCGAACCCTGATCAATTCTTCAAACCGCCTGCTCAACGCAATCAGCCTCCGCCGGAAGCCCAACAGGCAATGGCAGAGTTGTCCATCAAGAAGCAGGACGCTGATACTCGTAAGGGTCTTGCAGCTGCTCAGATTCAGAAACTCGTAACTCCAGAGCAACAAGATCAAGGTTTGGCTGCAGCTGATATGGGTTCTCTTCAGGTCAAGATTTTGGCCGAGAAGACGAAGCTTGCAGTGGCTCAATTGCAGCTGGAACGCCAGAAAGTCAGCGACGATTCTCGTGATGCCGACCGTCAGGCTGATCTTTATATCCAACAGTCGCGCATGGATATCCAGCGCGCTCAGATGGAACAGGACCACCTTCACAAAGAGGCTGTTCAAAGCAAGCAGCATGATGTCGACCTGGCAACTGTCGCCCTGAAGCTTAAGGGAGAAATGGCCAAGACAGATGTCGAGCATGAGCACGAGCATCGCATGGCTGATAAACAGCACGATCATGAGAAGACCATCGCGTCGATGAATGCTGAGACTTCAGATGGAGTTTCAGAATGACAAATGATCCTGGCAAAGCTGTCCGCGCCGCACTGATTACTGCCCGTGGAATCATGCGTCCTGTAAATCATCAGAGAGCACTCGATGCAGTGCATGATAAAATAAATTCTGTTCAAGAAAAGCAGAAATCATTCTATTCTAAATATTCATATGATGATGAAGGTGAACCTGCAATTAATTTACAGAAATTAACTCAGGACCCAGATTACCTTGCGACAGAAAAAGAGAAAAGACCACTTGTGAATAAATATAAGGCTATTGTAAGAGCAAAAGAATCTTACGATGCTAAAAAACTTAGCAATGCATATTTGTCTTCTGGAGCAGACAATTTTATCGCTGGAAATCACAAATCAATACCTCCTCTTGTTTACCATGGGTCTCGCAGAAATCTACATGAATTTCCGCACATGGCACATTTTGGAACAGCCAAGTCTGCGCAAGATAGGCTTGATTTCAATGGAGTTACCAATAAGCAAACAATATATCCAATCAGGCTTAGCATAAAAAGTCCTCTAGATGTTGGGGAAGAGGATGATTGGAGCAATAACTATGATACGATTCGACAAATAAGCGATCATCTTCGTATCATTGGAAAAAATAAGCAAGCAAATGATCTTGAAAGTATCAAAGAGCCTGATAAGGTATCTAGAGCAATTGAATCTTCACATATGAAGCGTGCAGCTGACATTATAAAGTCTGCAGGATATGATGGCATTTCTTATATAAATCGTAATGAAGACCCTGGTTCTCGCAGCTTTATCGCTCTTCATCCTGAACAAGTGAAGTCTGCTATCGGCAACTCTGGTGCTTTCGATGCATCAAATAGGGACATAACCAAGGCATCTGGTGGCTCAGTAAAGCACGAACTAGAAGGCTTCGAGCCTTTGGTTGATTCTCCATACGAGCGTCATCTGAATCCTCTTGGTCTCTATTCCAAAGCAGCAGAAATCGCTCACACTCTTCCTCAGAAGAAAGGCTCTACTGAGCAGTTTATGGCTGCTCTGAAGAATAAAGGTGTTAAGCCTACTGAATTGGAAAATGCTGGCCAACCCGAACTTGGAAAGACAACGACAAATACTCAGATCGGTCGTCACTTTGATCGTAATGCTCCTCAACTGAGTGTTACTAAACTTGGATACGATGCAGATAGTCCGAAGACTCTTTCTTATGAAGAAGGCGACAAGATGTATGAACTTGGCGCTCTGCATAATGCTGGAAATGCTACCCCTGAGCAGTCTCAAGAATATCGCGAATTGACTCGTCGTCATAATTACAGAAATCAGAACCATGTTCCGACAAAATATCATAGCTATGCTACACCTGGCGGCACGAAGTATCGTGAGCATTTGATCACAATTCCTACAAAATCAGATAACGTAGATCATGACACGCCTGAAAATTGGGGAAGCGATTATCACTCAAATGATAAAGATTTCCATTCCAGCCACTGGGACCATCCCAATGTCGTTGCTCATGTCCGCATGCAGGACATGGCAGGAAAAGGCTCATTAGGAAAAGATGATGAAGAAAAATTGAGTCGTTTAGGTTTGCGTATGTCTGAGAGGTATCACGATTTGATGGATCTTGGATACAGCGACGAGTCGATAAAGAAGCATCCGATTTTCCTTAATAAACAGAAAGAGTTCGACGACGAGAAAGAACGTCAGAGCAAAATGAAGCCTGAGAAAATCCTGCATGTCGACGAAATCCAGTCTGACTGGGGTCAGCAAGGCCGCGAGAATGGTTTCTTTGGCGAGACACCTCAGAAAAGAACCGAAGCTGATATCGCTCCTGTAAGAGCACGATTTGCTGCTCGCGAGCAAGAATTGATGAATGCAGGCGCACATTGGAATGAATTTAATCAAGATCCAGAATATCAAAATCTTGGAATACAAATCGAGAGACATGATGACGCGATCTTTAATAGTAATCAACTCGGCGCCCCAAAAGGCCCGTATGTCCAAAACACTCAACATTGGACAGACCTCGCTCTGAAGCATGTCCTTCATGAAGCAGCCAAAGGCGACTATGACAAGGTCCAGTTCGCAACTGGCAAAGAGAATGCCGATAGGTATGGATTGGCACAGCACTATAGTAAAATCGTTCATTATCCTAAATCAAATCAAATCACATTCGTTCAAAAAGGCGAAGGTGCTCATACAGTCGATTTTGACAAGAATGGAGAACTTGACGAAGATAAACTCCGCCAATACATGGGCAGAGATTTGACTGAAAAATTCCTTTCACAGCCTGTTGTAAAGGACGAATTCCACACCAAAAGAACTCTCGAAGGCGACGATCTATCTGTCGGCGGCGAAGGAATGAAGCAGTTCTACGACCAAATGATCCCGAAGTCTGCGATGAAGCTTGTACAGCAACATGATCCTGACATCAAGCCTGAGAAAATAACTGGCAAAGATGGTGTCGATCGTTTCGGCTTCTCTCTGAGCGACAAAGCAAAAGCCAGCATCAAACGCGGACAGCAGATGTTCGCTCGTGGTGGCGCTGTCCTGTCTGAATCGCAAAAGTCTGCTGGAAACTACAAGAAAGATCACATTAACATCCAAGGTCTGAATATCGCGATCGAGAATGCCAAAGGAAGTACGCGCAGCGGAACTG